TTTGATTTTGAGAACTGCTTCCCATTCCTTTGCACCATGTTTTTTAACAAAGTCTATCTTTATCTTTGCTTCTTGGTCACTGATTTCTTTCTGATGTTTCCAGTGGTCAAGAGCCTTGATTAAGGCTTTCTCTTTTTTAAATTCAGCTTCACGAGCAGCTCTGCGTCTTTCGTTAGCTTTCTGTTGAGCTACGTCTACTGCATCTTTTTGTATAGCTTCAACTTGTTTTCCTAGTGCTTTACCGCTTTCTCTACTAGCGTCTAGACTACCTGTGAGTGTCTTTACTCCTTCGTTTATTCCGTAAAGGTCTGCCATAATTATTCATTGTGTGTATAGTGTGTATTTTATTATTGTTGCTCACCTTCAGTAATCGGAGGTACAACAGCTTTGATAATTAAAGACCTGTTTAATGCAGCTTGTGTTTCTGGGGTCAGTTTAGAATACAAAGCCTTTACTACTGCTTGTGATTTGCTTGGTGGAACACCTTCAATAAAGGCAGCTAATAAAGGAGGGTTTAAAGACATATCAGCCGCTAATCTATTAATTTCAGCAGTTGCATCCTTTTTGATTAGCTTTAAAACAGTATTGGTAATCAAAGCATATCTGTTTAGCATATTCGGAAGTTCTAACAATGCTTGTCTATCTGCATTGGACAGACTTGCTAAAGTGTCTCCTCTTGCTTCACGACTTACATCAGCCAATACACTGTTGAAATCCTCTAATTGGCTCTTAGTCATAATGTCGTCTAGCTTTTGGAATCTAGCTTGACCTGTTGCACGTTTAATCAAGTTAGGTGCGTTTTCAATCGCTGCAGCAAAACCAGCAGCACGTTCAGCGTTGCCTAACGGAGTACCAAGTTGCTTTTCTAATGCCTGAGCAATTTGCATCTGATTAATCTTAGTAGACTCTTTTTGGAATGTGTCTAAGTAACGCTTCCAGTCACCGCTATTACCTGCTTTCTCAATAGCGTTATCAATGTAGCTCTTGACATTCTTCTCTAGACCACTAGTTAACTTAGCGTCCCAGTTCTGTGAAGCCTCTGAAAACTTCTTAATGTCGTTACCAATCTCTTTCCGAATAGTGTATAAATCGTTAGAGTCAATAACACCTGTAGTTGGATTAGACAAACGCTGTAGCTTGTCCTTTAGAGAACCAAAGACATTAACCACAACATCTGAAGCTCTCTCACCGGGTTTCTGTAGTACGCTATCAATGTTTTCAATAATAGGACTTACTCGTAATGGGTAGAATCCATTGTCTGCAAGACTTTGTAACTGTAGCTTTTTAAACTCGCCTTCAGCTTGACGTTGTGCAGCAATATTTTTAGCTGCTTTAGCGCCTTCAATGTTTCCCAGCACTTGGTCAAAGTTATTACTTAGTTCAGGACCAACACGAGGATAGCCCGGAACAGGGAAGAAATTACGAGCAAGTTGTTGCTGTTGTGCCGCTTCTGTTCCTAAGACACCCTCAGTCTGAAGTGCTTTTGCTTTACTAGCAAACTTCTGTGCAATCTGTTGCTCAAACTGTGGAGCAAGTTCTCCAGCAATGTTCGCTTGTGACAAAGCATCTTCACGCAACGGAGCTGTTGTTCTTGTTCTTTGTGCAATAGCTTCAAGTAAATCGTCCTGTGTACCTGCTGTCTTCTGCAACAACGACTTACGAGCATTAGCTACATCAGCACGACGAATAGCAAAATCAGCAGAAATACCGAGTGTAGGAGTTTTCTCAAGGCTTTTCTGAAACGCAGCTAATGAAGTTGCGGCAGGTATATCTGCTAGTGCTTCTGCTGCTGTTGGTTTAGAGCCGGGGACAATCTCAGGAGCATTGCGTAGCGCATTGATAATCTTCTCAGGTTCTTTACCAGCCATTTCAATAAGACGTTCTTGTAGAATAGTCTTTTGACCTGCAGTAGTTATCGGCTTAGCAAACTCTTTTGCAATGTTGTAAGCACCTTTACCTAAATCCAAAGCACCGCTTAACACACCTCCAAAAAGACCACCAATACCTATCTGTTTAATCTTTTCAGTTAATAGGTTGTCGGCTTCTTCTGCCGGTGTTAGCGCCCCTAAGACTGCACCTTGACCAGCATATTGCCCTGCTCGAGCTGCAGCGCCACCAGTAACAGCAGGAAACAGCCTATTAATAGGACTAATAACAGCGCCTGCAATTTCTGGTAAATCAATACCGCTTAAACCGGCTTGTTCTCTTGTCTGTTTATATTGGTCTTGAATTCCTTTAACATATTGTCTACCGCCTTCACCACCAACAACTTGAGTAATCGCCAAAGCAGGGTTAAAAACAGCTCCTTTAGCAACACCAGTTAATACGCCCTCAAGCGGTGTAACAGGTTGTACTTCTGCTGCACGTCCACGACGGGGCATACCAACAGCAGCTCCTCCACCTGTTTCAGCCATTTTTTCACTACGAATATCAGCTACGGGGGTTTTTTGCTGCGCTGTTGGTTGATACAACTTCTGAGCTTGAGCAATTACCTCGTCTTGGCTTGCTCCTTCTGGACCTTCAAGCGTAATTACTTGCCCGTCCGGGGCTTGTACTTTATACTGTGCCATGTTATCCTTAATTAGGTTTAACTATTGACCAACCTGTAATTGGTTTTTCTGAAGAGTTTTTCTTTTTTAAATCTAAAGGAGCAGTTGGTTCTACTCTTGCTTTAAACCCAAATTGGTCTTTATTACGCTGAATAGAAAATTGTAATTTACGTTTTGTTTCGTTTACCCAAGCTGCTAGTGCATCTGCATCGCTGTATCCGGGAAAACTTTTCATTGCGGCTCTCATATCTGCATCAGACGCAGAACCGGGAGGTAATTGACCAATTTGTTCCATTAATTGCGAAGCAGCAATTTTAGTCTGTGCTATTAGTGTTTTCTTAGAAGCTAAGGCTTTTGATTCTCCCTTAGTTGTCCAATCAACAAGACTTTGAGCATCCTTTACATCGGTTACTGTTATTTGGTTTAATGTATCTAACAGTTTTTGTCCGCCTTCAAACTCTTGACGTATAACCTTCATTTCTGCAGTGCCTAAAATGTTTCCATCAACGTCTCGGTAAGCACCCGCTTTACCAACCGGTCCGGGTTTACCACTGACACCTTCACCGTCACCTATTTTAGCTGCTAAACGAGCTTTATTGGCTGCTGCTCTTTCGATAGCAGCGGCTTGTTGGTCTGGAGAACCAAATTGACGGAACACTTGTAAATACTGTGCGTCTGTAGCATTTTCCGGTAACTTAGATAATTCTTCACGCAGCTTCTCGTCTTGTGATACTTTACGTTCTTGAATTGCAATATCAGCACGAGTCTTCTGAAGACCTAAACCACTCGTCTCCATCTCATCAGCACGTTTAGCAGCCATCATAGCTTCTTGCGGATACTGTGCTTGTAAGGCACGAGCAAAGTCACGCATCCCTATTGGAGACGCTAAATCAAACTGTGAAGACAGTTGTTTAATAGCTGATACTTTTTCTAGTTCAGGGTCTCCACCAAGTAAACCACCAACACCACGAGCTAGTCCAGCACTGCCTTGATAAATAGACATATTAGCTCTTTGCATTGGGTCAAGCTGTGCAAACCGATAAGCATTAGCTGTATCTGTTGCTTGACGCTGACGCATCAGTTGTTCTGGGTCTACACCGAATAAACCACCTACGATATTATCTGCCATAATTATTCCTTAATTAGTATCCAAACCCACCACCAGCGTTTGCTTCAGCAGAACTTAGTCTACCTCGATTCATTGTAGGGCTTGAGCCACCATAGAAATTCATAGAGCCTGAATACGGAGAAGCAGCAGAAGGTCCAATTAAACTACTAAACCAACTTCCTAGTCCCGAACCTCCGCCCATGCCACCAAGGGCAGAACCAGCACCGCTAAGTGCTGTACCCAAAGGACTGTAACTATTTCTAGCTAGTTGTAATTGGTTTGCTGTTGCCATTCCGCCAGCATACAAATCTGCTGCTCTGCCGCCTGCAGCTGCCGACTGACCGCCTAATGCAGCTCCAATATCCAAAGATTCTCTACCTAAGTTTTCAAATGTTCCTGCTAATCCAACAGGAGTAGAGATAGGAGTATAGGCAGAAGACAACAAACCTTGTCCATAAGCTATGCGATTGCGTCCTTCTTGTTCTGCTGCTGAAGCTAGTTCTAAATCTCGTTGAGCAAGAGCATTATAGTAGGCTTGTAGTTCTGGATTGGAAGCCGCTAAAGCACCGCCTTGTCCCACTGATAAACCACCACGACCAGTTCTTAATAGACCTGATTTAATTCCACCTAGTGTTCTTTCTTCTCCGGGAGCAATTAATTGCCGTTGTTGATTGTAATAGTTCTGTGCTGATTCTTCAGGAGATTCAGCTAAATATCCACGACCAAGACTTAGTAAACGAGAAGTGTCTGCTTGTCCTGCGTTAGCTTGAGACACTGCATAGTCTTGTAATGCTCTAAGTTCTGGAGATAAATTATAACCTGCACTGTTTAATCTTCCAAAATCATCAAAACCAAAGTTAGATGTACCGAAGCGAGTAGACACGCCTACAGGAGTAAACTGTGCCATCCGTGCTGACCTTGCAGCATCTTCACGAGCTGTTTGTGCAGCAGCGTTTTGAGCATTAGATGCTTTACTTCCAGAGATTAATCCTCCGCCAATACTAAGTATTGGACCTGCGATTGCAGCTAAGCTACCCATTATAGACTCCTACTATATATATGATACATTTTGTTATCCTGACCTAAAAAAGGTTGTTTAAACTCAAATCCAATTGTTTTTGCAAACTTTGCTAATTTAGTATTTTCTTCTTCTACTAAAGCAACTAAAGGTATATCAGTTAAATATTGCAATAAATTTAAATCTTCTAAATACTTTGTCTTTACTGTTTTTGACCAGTTGTGAACATTGGTATGAAACCACAATAAATTATCAAAAAACTCTAAATACATGATATAGTCTTTTCTAAAGACTACAGGTGTTTTAGTAGGTTCCACCATCAATAGTTCCACCAGACATCGTTCCAGTAAAGGAAGGATTGTTTAAATTAATCTTTGTTTGTACTGCAGTCGCAATGGCATCAAACTCTGCGTTAATTTCAGTGCCTTTAACCAGCTTTGCTGGATTACCTGTTGTTAGGGCATCCTTAACTGCAAAATTCGTTGCTTTTACATAATCAGCCATTATTTTATCCTTCCTTGTTTAACATAGCAGTCCATTTTTTGAACTGATAATTCTGAACCATTAATCATTGCCTCAACGCCTAATTGGATTAGTCTTCCTGTGCCGCCTAATTGAGTTGTATTATTATCAAACACAACACCAGCCGTATATTCACCAATACCATATTCAGCAATACCATATTCTGCAACAGCGGGATTCGCTAATGTATAAGTTGTGCTTTGATATGATTGACTATAATCAAAAGCCCATTTAATTGCTACAGCGACACCACGACCACCAATAAAAGTAATTCCAACTTTCTTGAGAATCTTCTCCGTGGTTGCACTTCCTACATCAAACCAGTTTGTGTAGTACAACATACGGTACGAAGTATCGTCATCTAAATAACCAGTGTAGTTTCCAATGTATCCTGCTTTTCCTAAATACAAAGCACGGCTAACTGTAGCACACAATGCAGTTACAGAAAGTCTCCACTCTGTAGCTTTAGCAGCACCGTTTTCCAATACTCCTCTAGCATCAAAACAATAACAAATATTTGAAGTAGGGAAAGAAATAAGATAAAAAGCATCTTTTTCGTAGTATGCTGCTTTTATTTGTTTAGAAATTTCAGAATCTATGAATAACATTAAATCATCACGAACATTGGCACTAATGTCACGAATAGGTGCAGATTTTTCTTGAATGGTACGAAGTAAAGAACGCACACCACCATTAGACAAGAATACTAAATCAGTACCAGTAGCTACAACAGAATCTCTTGCAATACAACCAATACCTTTAATTAAATCTGACAAAGCAATAGTGTCAATATCATCTGGATTACGATAAACTACAATATTATTTTTACAAAAAATAACTAAGAAGCCATTGTGTGCTGCCATAGCCACAATAGGGTCTCCGCTAGGAACAATGTCTGCAATATTTAAAGAACCTGCAGAACCGCCTGTCAGCGTTTGTCCAGCGTTTAAATCACTAAAGTAGACTGTTTGTCTATCATTAAGTATGTCTGCATACCACACACGACCAAAGGCTGCTAAAGCAATATTTGGAGTAAAGGTAGCTGCAGTATATCCTGCTGGAAGTGTCCCAACATCAGCTAACCTCTGTAATCCATAAGAACCCTCATGTGTATGAGGAGATGTGGTGTCTACAAGTGTTAATACGTTTCCAACAGCGTAACTAGAACCAGCAGTTGTAATCGAAACACCAGTAATAGCTGTTCCACTTAAAGTTGTAACTGTAAATGTTGCTCCTGTACCAGCACCACCAGTAACAGTAGCTAAATCACCAACGTGCCAATTAGAACCACCAGTGGTTACTGTAACCCCTGTAACATGACCAGCACCGTTAACTGAAGAAACAGTAAGTGTTGCACCTGTTCCCACTAAAGGTAGCTTGTGGTAAATCAGAGTGGGATGACCTGATTGAGCTAAAAAAGCGTGTGCTGAAGCGCCTAAACCAGTGCTGTAAGGCTGTACCGCTATACTCCAGTGGTCGTCTGTAATGGTATAAGACAAATCAGCAGTGTTGTTTGTGTTGCGAACTGCTAGTTTGGTAAGTGTTGTTGAACCAGTAAATATCTTGTTGTTACCAGCAGATATTAGTGTGTCGCCATCTTCTTTAACTACTTCAACAATAGTTTTAATATTAGAAGTGCTTAAATCAGCATTTGTAGCGTTTAGCCGAACCCAGCCCTTACGAGCGCCAATGCGACCAAACTTGTCAATAACACAGTTCTCTGCTTGTGTAGCAAACCCAGATTCAAGGGTTACAGTAGAATCTTGTGTATTAAGCCCCTGAAATCCGGGAGCGACTATCGAGGCTGTGACAATTGCTTCAGCCATTTAGTAAGCCATCCATTCAACTTTTTCAGGATAATGGTTTGCTTCGATTGCAATAGCGTCAGCTAAAGAGTTACGATAAATACTATAGGCTTCTAAAGAAGACACACCCGCATCTTCGCCACGCTCTGCAATGGCTTTAGAATATGCTAACTGTTCAACTAAATGACTAGGTACAAGCAGTTTTGTAGCGTTGCTAGATAAATCATCTTGTGGAATAGTTAAGTTAAAACGTACAGTGTATACATCATTTGGAATTGGAAAAATATCAACCTGAGTATCGCCATTACTGTCAACACCGTTAAAGTTATAATAGTACGGAGAACCCTGTGTTGGTGTAACCAGTAAAAACTGCTCGTTCATCCAGCGTGTTGTAGCGTACTGCATACGAAAATTTGACGTATCATTTAGAACATCAATAGTGCGAAAGCGAGTCTTAGAGTTTGTTAATGTGTAGTTATAAGTTCCTGAAACTGTGGTAAGTGTAACAGTCGCCCCTAAAGCGTTCCAATCGTATGCGTCTTCTACTTCTCTCTTAGCATCGTTAACCATTAAACCAATTAGCTTTGCATAGGTTGTGTCTTGTACAGACGTGACTGTAGGCTCACGCAAGCGAGTTAAAACATTATTAACTACATCAACATAAGTTGCCATATATTTCCTCAGTGTAACACAGTATTACTATTGTGTCAACAATTATTTTAACAATCCCACTTTTTCAGTGCAAGTGCTTTACGAGTTGGTTTACCCTTCTCATCCTTCATAGGACCTGCAACACCACCCATTCGAGCGCAAAAGCTCTTACGCCGTCCAGCCGCTTTAGGCGACTTTGCAGCCTCTTTAGCAGACACTGGTGGCTTTAGCTTAGAACCTGTGGTCTTGTTGTAGTAGTCTCTACCTTTTTGATTGAGTCCACCTTCAGGATTCTGAAACGCTTTCTTTGGCATTATTTCTTAGCTTTCTTTGGCGGGGTGTGCGACAAAGGTTTACTTGATGCTGTATGCTTTGCACCTGTCATTGCTTTACCGTTTGTCTTATGAATCGCACCAGTGTATTCTTTACCGTTTGGCAGAAAGTGTTTAGATGTTTTGCTCATTTCTTCTTCTTTGCAGTCTTAGCAGAGTCTTTAAAGTCCTGAGCAGTAGGAGCGCCTTTGCTTCCTACTTTACGCATCTTCTCACCAGAGCCAGCAGCGATACGTTTTTTCTTCGCAGCGATATTGGCATACAAACCCATCTTAGTAGCCACGCATCATCCCCATTTTCTTAGCTGGTTTAGCTTTAGGAGTAGTTACCTTTGCTCCTGTTTTCATAGCATACGACTTAGCTTCTTTTTTACCTTTAGCTGTGTAAGGGAACTTCTTGTCTTTTACCATTGGCATATTATTTCCTTTAATTAAAGTGTTTTAAAATCCAGTCTTTGAAGACTGTTAAGAAGATACCGATACCAGAAGCCAAGAAAGCCACACCGCCTAAGAAACCTTTATAACGCATCATCTCGTCACGAACTGCATGAATACAGTCTAAGATTTCTTTCTGACTTTCCTGTAACTTTTCTACTTCAGCTTCTAACACAGCGATACGCTCTATTTGGTCGGTCATGTTATTTAACTAACGAGTTTATTTCGTCTTGGGTTAAACCTAGTGCGGCAAATTTAGCAACGGCAGAAGCCTTTGCATTTATTGGGGCTTGAATGGCATCAATGATGGCTTGTTTTTTAGTTTCATTAACTACTACTTGACCATTAACTAATTCCCAAGCATTGAAAAACTCATTGTCAGTAGGTAAAGAATCAGTATCAACAATAATTGCACCTGATGGGCAATCTTTAACTAATACTTCTTCAATAGACAATTCACCAGTAGGGATGCAAACTGATACACCACCATTGTCGTTTGTAAATATAATTGCTTGTGTCATGATTTATTCCTTGTTAAATTAACTTAAAACCATTACACTTATATCTGATGGGTCAGCAGTAGATGTTAGTGTATTTGCATATCCAGTAAAAATTGATAATGATGTTGTTTGTTTCCAAGTGGCTCTTGCAGTATTGTTTAAACCCGCTACCCAAGCAGTTTGATTTGGAGTTGTATCATATCCAACACTACCTGAAAAAGCATAATTTGTATTAGCCATTGCATTAGTAAAATTAACTGTGTAATTACCAGTAGCAATTCTAGTAATAGAACTTACATTATATGAACCTCTAACTGCTGGTCCTGTACCATTAAAACAAACCCAAGCCTTTGCAGAACCTTGAATAGCATTAGTTGAAGAAGTGCTATTAGTGCCGTCTGATAGTGTAGTTAAAGCAAGAGTTGTTATATTGGGGCTATCGCCTGAAATTGTAATTGCCATGATTAAGCCTCTTGAGTAACTGTTACTTCAGCAGGTGCTTTAGCTTGTGCGGCTACGGCTGCATCATAAGCAGCTTGTTCTTCTGCTGTGTATTCAACTTGAGTAGTTGTGCCAGTTGCTAAATTTACTACGATTCTGTGTGTCATGATTTATCCTTCGTATTGAATATTGATTGAGCCAAGGTCAAAAGTGTCTGTTCCGTTGACTGTAGTTACACGAACTCGGTCTAAAACGCCACCTAATGTAACAGCCCCTACAGAAGTAGCCATTGAAGCCGCACCAGTAGTCGGACCAACAAGACCTGATTCTACATATGTGTTTGAATTAAATAATAATATTGTTACTGACCCAACATAAAGGCTTGCTGACCCGATGTTGTTACAGACAATAAATCCTGCGGAGTTTGCTGATATACCACCCCCGCTGTTAGTTTGTCCTGTATAACCGCTTGTTGTTACAGAGCCTGAACCAACTTGAACTAAATAATTAGATGTACCGCTAGTTGATACACCGCTATACATAACAGTAATCTTTTTTACCCAGCTAGGTATGCTTGTGAAATCAATGCTTGTACCACTTGTGCTTGCAACGGCAGTTAGAGCCACCTGTCAACATTATAAATATAATTGAAGTTCCTCCTAGATTGCCTGATGCAACCCATGTATTTCCAGTTATATTTGTAATAGTTATGTTTCCACTAAGTAAAGCGGAGGGAGTTGCATTATTAAAACAAAAACCCGTTGTAAATGTTGCTCCACCTATACCTGAACCACTTAATATTGCACCGCCGCCCGAATATCCAGTTGTTGTATAAGTTGTTGACCCTGTTCCTAATTGAATAAGAGTGCTAGATGTACCGCTAACGGAAACTTGGTTAAATATAATGGTTATACGCTTAACCCAGCTAGGGATTCCAGTAAAGTCAATTGAAGTGCCTGAAGTTGAAGCAACGGATGTACCACTAACGATTGCACTATTCACATTATTAGCAACTAATGTTCCTGTGCCAACAGGTAATGTTAAAACGCTACTTCCAGCAACCGCTTGTTCTTGTAGCGTAGCACTTCCGCTAGTTGAACCCATTAAGACAATAGACATATAATTTCCTTTAAAGAACGACCCAGCGGCTATCGCTAGGAACTGTTACTGTTACACCGTTTGCCAAAGTAATAGGACCTGTTGACATAGCGTTTTTATTTGTGCTAATGGTATAGCTTCCGTTAACAGTTTTGCTATTCTCAAAGAAAATATCATCAGCACCGTTACCTCTTGCTCCACCACCGATTTCTACCACAGTACCTGCAGCAGTTTCGGTAAAGATTTTACGGTCTGTTACGTTAACTGCTAACTCGCCCTGTACTAGCTGACCCGATGTTGGGACTGAACCCGTAGTCGAGCTATTTTTTATTACAATAGTTGTTGCCATTTAGTATGTGTCTCCATTAACACTAGCCTGAAAAGAGGTTTGAAACATTACAGAACTATCCATCTTGACCCACTAGCAACTGTTACTGCTTGTCCTGAAGCAACGGTTACTGGTCCTGCACTCATTCCATTTTGACCAGTTGGAATTGTGTAACTTGCAGAAATAGTATTACTGTTAAGAAATAACCCATTAGACGCAATAATTTGCGGAGTGGTTAGATTGCCAGTAGATTGAACATAATCTTGAGCTAAAAACGATAGATTGCGTGGAATTGTCATTTTTTTACTCGTACATTATGTTAATTGAACCAGCATCAAAAGTATTTGTGCCACCAACAGTTGTTATGCGAACACGGTCTAAAGCACCTGATAACGCAGAACTATTACCTGCTGAATCCCAGCCATAACTTGATACTGAAGTAAATGCTAAATACCCATCTTCAATCCAAGTATTTGAACCAATTAAATTTAAAGATATTTTTCCTGAATAAACATAAGTTGCTGCTTGGCTTGCCGTTAAAACAAACCCTGATGTTATAACTCCTGAAAAGGAAGCACTACCGCTTGCTTGACTTGAATAACCAGTAGTAGTTACAGAACCTGAACCAATTTGTATTT